TCGATTCAAAAAAAGCGTTAAATTCAAAAACTTTAGTATAAATTTCAGCTTCAGACATTTTAGTTTCGTTTCTTGTGATTTCCATATTTTATTAGGCTTTTTTGCAGGCGGCTTGTAGGTCTGAGAGGCTGTATCCGCGAGCGAGGCAGGCAGCATTGGCGCGGGATAGGTCGGCGCCTGTGAAGCCTTGTGAATTGAACCAAGCACGCTCGCTAGCGAGGTCGCGGGCGAGGGGAGACTGTGCGCGATCGGCGGCGATCAATTCGGCGCTGAGGCGCTCGATTTCGATTTCATCAATATATCCGCCTTGGCCTTCGTTGATCGTGGCGCAGAAAATGTCGCGGCGGGCAGTGGCGGCCTGGAGGTCTTTTTTGATTTCTTCGATTGTTCTCATTTTTTTTGGTGGCGGGGCGTATTGATCGGGGTGTTTTCGGTGAGTTCCATATTTGTGTTTGATTTTTCGTTTTTTGGTTTGGTTGGTCAAGGCTGGCGCGGGGATCGAACCCGCGCCGGGTGGGGGGTTAGTTATTAAGCCACTCCTCGAAAGATTTGAGTGGTGCGCCCCCTCGAGTGATGTCTCCGCCTTTCCCATCGTTGGCGTTGCGAAGGTAGCAATTGTAGCGTTCTACAAGTGTGCCGTTGTAGCGGGTTATTGTGGTTTGCGGTTGGAAACTTCCGTCTTTGTTGATGCCTGTTTTCATTTTTCGTTTTTGGTTTTTTGTTTTCGTCGTCGCCGTGGTGGCTTCGATCTGGAGATACAATCGCACGAGCTTGATTTTTTGTAAACAATTATTTTTCAAAAAATGAAAATAATTTTGGAGGCCCGCGGAGC